AAAATGGAAGCATTTGATTTTATGGCTGATTATATAAAACAATATTTAAAAAATGGCGAAGATAAAAGGGGATAGCACAAAGGCAACGTTCGGTAAAAGGAAATGCGGCAAGTATAAGAAAAGCAGCGGACCAAAGGATAAGCCAGTTAAAGCATATAATAGACAGGGCAAATAATGAAAGATAGTTACGGCAAAAGAATATATAAGTGCAAATGTGGTTCAAACGAGGAGCAGTTTGTATGGGAAAGCGAACTTAGTAAGTTTAAGTTTAGCTGCTCAAAATGTAAAACTAAATTAGATATAAAAAACATTTATAAATTGCCGAAAATAGAAACGGCAGCAATACGAACACCAACAAAAAACAGATAATGAACCAAAAGTTTAATTATAAATGGACTTTAAAAGATGCAAATTTTACAAAAGACAAGGGAAATGTTTTTAGTTGCTTTGCTTGTGGTGGTGGTTCAACTATGGGATATAAATTAGCGGGATTTAATGTTTTAGGTTGTAATGAAATAGACCCTAAAATGATTGAGGCTTATAAAATAAATCATAATCCTAAATATGCATTTTTAGAGCCAATACAAACATTTAAAAATAGAAAGGATTTACCTCAAGAATTATACGAATTAGATATATTAGATGGAAGCCCACCTTGTTCAAGTTTTTCAATGGCAGGTAAAAGAGATAAAGATTGGGGAAAAGAAAAGAAATTTAGAGAGGGTCAAGCTGAACAAGTTTTAGATACTTTATTTTTTGACTTTATTGATTTAGCTAAAGAATTGAAACCAAAAGTTGTAGTTGCTGAAAATGTAAAAGGTTTATTAATGGGTAAAGCTAAAGATTATGTTAAAAAGATATATGAAGATTTTGATAAAGCTGGATATTATTTGCAACACCATTTATTAGATGCTTCAAAAATGGGTATTCCTCAAAAAAGACAAAGAGTATTTTTTATTGGAATTAGAAAGGATTTAGCAAAAAATTTGAATCCAATAGATTGCTTTACTAAAAGCCCAAATTTAAACCTATATTTTAATGAAAAGCAAATACCTTTTTCTGAAATATACCAAAAAGGAATATCTAATACTAAACACGAACAAGACTCAAGATTGCATAATTGGTGGAAACAAAGATTGCCTAATGATAAAAGTGTTGGCGATATAGTTAAAAGACTTGAAAATAGAAGTTCAATGTTTTCAGTAATGCTTTTAAATAATGACGAAGTTGCTCCAACTTTTACAAGACAAGACAGATCAATGCTTTATGAAGAATTTAGGAGTGTAAATAAAGAAGAAGCTTGTATGTTGCAAAGTTTCCCTTTAGATTATAATTTTTCAACTAAACAATATGGTTATTTAATTGGTATGAGTGTGCCACCATTAATGACAGCAAAAATATCAACTGAAATATATAATCAATGGAATAAAATCTTTAAAAAATAGATAATGCTAATAACAGACATTAAACCAAACCCAAATAATCCTAGAAAAATAGATAAGATTGAGTTTGATAAATTAGTTAAATCAATCAAAGAAGACCAAAAGCTACTTAATGCTAAGCCATTAATAGTTGATGAAAATAACATTTTACTAGGGGGTAACCAACGTTACAAGGCTTGTTTAGAACTTGGAATACAAGACGTGCCTGTTATTGTAATGAGCAATCTAACTGAAAAAGAAAAGCAAAAGTTAATCGTAATAGATAATACTCATTATGGTTCTTGGGATATGGATATGTTAGCAAATGACAATTGGGAAATTACTGAATTAGAAGAATGGGGAGTTAATGTAGACTTTTTAGTGCCTACTATTGATGAACCTAAAACAATTGATAATACAAAAGGAAGCAAAGTTTGCCCTAATTGTGGCGTATCTTTGTAAAAACAATGGAATTACAATGGCAGGTATAGATAACTTAGTGCATTTTAAGAAAGGCGAAAGCGGCAACCCAAATGGGCGACCTAAAGGCGTACAAAATAGTAAAACTAGATTACTTAGGTTACTTGAATTAGTTACTAAGATGAAGAACCCAGTAACTGGCGAAGAAGAAGAATTTTCACTTGCTGAACAATTAGATATGCAAGTAATAGCAAAGGCTCGTAAAGGGGATTTAAAGGCTTATGAAATGATATTAGATAGGCTAGAAGGTAGGGCAAAGCAAACAAGCGAAATAGAGTTAAGCGGTGGGCTGCAAATTAATTGGAGTGAAGAAAAAACATACGAGAAAACTATTTAATGAAACTATCAATTAAACAAACCTCAGCACTTGACCTGCTAGAAGATAACTTAACAAATGAGTTATTGTTCGGCGGCGGTGCTGGGGGCTGAATGGTGGAAAAACTTTATTGGGTTGTTACTGGCAATTAAAGCAAAGGTTAAAATACCCAAATACAAGGGGTTTAATAGGTCGTGCCGTACTTAAAACGCTTAAAGAAACTACTTTAGTATCGTTCTTTCAGGTAGCTAAATTGCAAGGCTTAGATGCGGGGAAGCACTACAAATATAACGGTCAGTCAAGTACAATAGACTTTCCTAACGGCTCAACTATACTATTAAAGGATTTATACAGTTACCCTTCTGACCCAAACTTTGATGAATTAGGTTCGTTAGAAATTACAGACGCATTTATAGATGAAGCAAATCAGGTAGACGATAAAGCAAGGAACATTATTAAGTCAAGGATTAGATTTCAGTTAGACCAAAACGATTTAGTACCTAAGATACTTTACACTTGTAATCCTGCAAAGAATTGGACTTATTCGGAGTTTTACAAGCCTCAACAAGACGGTAGCATTAAAGACAATAAACGCTTTATATCTTCGTTAATAGACGATAACCCTTTTATATCTAAGCACTATAAAGAAAACCTTTTAACCCTAGACACCCAAAGTAAAGAACGTTTGCTATTTGGTAACTGGGAATACTTGTCAGATTTATCACAATTAATTGAATATGAAAAAATACTTGATGCGTTTACCAATGATTTTGTCCCTAACGGCGATAGTTTTATTACTTGTGATGTGGCTCGCTTTGGAAAAGATTCTACTGTTATTGGTGTATGGAGTGGGCTACGTGTACGGTTTCATCAATTCAATGGTAAATCAGTTGTTGAGGTAGCTGACCTAGTTAAACGCTTCCAACAAGAAAACAAAGTACCTACTTCGCACATAGTTGTAGATGAAGACGGTGTAGGCGGTGGAGTATGCGATATACTACGCTGCAAAGGGTTTGTTAACAATAGTTCGCCATTAGAAAACCCTATTACTCGTAAGAAGGAAAACTTTGATAACCTTAAAAGTCAATGCTATTACAAATTAGCTGAACTAATAAACAAGAACGAAATACATATAATAGCAGACGGTAAACAAAAGCAAATCATTATAGAAGAACTTGAGCAGGTAAAACAAAAGTCTGTAGATAACGACGCTAAGAAAGGAATAATACCAAAGGATAAGGTAAAACAATTAATAGGGCGTTCACCTGACTTTAGCGATACTTTAGCAATGCGAATGTACTTTGAATATTCACCTCGCTTCGTTGTTTCTGTTTTTTAGTATAAAATAACTAACTTTGTTTAAATTATTACATTATGGGTTTATTCGACATCTTCAATAAAAAGAAGATTAATAATATTTTGCCGAACTATCCAATGGCTTCACAGATAGCAATTCAAAGCGGTTTAGTTACTTGGAGTGGGCAGAACGCAGCTTCATTTGTACACGACGGCTATCAGGGTAACGACATAGTTTATTCAATTATTAAACTAATTACTGATAAAGCAAAGTTGGCTCCGTTCGGTGTTTATAAGGTAATAGACGAAAAGGCAGCACGAAAGTACAAAGCGTTAATGTCGCAGCCTGACAAAATAGAAAACTTTAAGAAACTAGAAACGTTACATAAAAAAGCGTTTGAACTATATACTGGCGATGCTCGTTTAAATGAGTTGCTTAAATATCCAAACGAAGAAGATGCTTTTTGCGATTTAGTAGAACAATGGTGTGGATTTAAACTTATTACAGGTAACGCTTTTATCTATTCAAAGACAATAGAAGCAGGTGCTAATATGGGGAAACCTTTTGCCTTGTATGCTTTGCCTTCACAATATACGGCGGTTATAGCTGATACTCAAGCCTTCCCTGCAGTTGCAGTAGGTTACCAACTTCAGTATGGTCCTATATTTCAATTTACTAGAAAAGAAATATTACACGATAAATACTTTAACCCGCAATGGAACTCAACAGGTAACCAATTGTACGGACAATCACCGCTATTAGCAGCAGCAAGGACGTTAACACGTTCTAACGAAGCTAAGACGGCAGCAGTTGCATCGTTCCAAAATGGCGGTCCAGCAGGTGTTTTATTTATGAATGACGAAAAGTATGATTCAGTACAAGGATTAGCACAAGCACAGGCACTTAAAAAAGCTATCAGCGAAAAAGGCGGTTCAGCTAATTATAATTCAATAGCAGTATCGGGTTACAAAGTAGACTGGAAGCAAATAGGACTTAGCCCTGTAGAATTAAACATAATAGAATCTGAAAAGTGGGATATGAAAGCACTTTGTAATATTTACGGTGTGCCTTCACAATTACTAAATGACGCAGACAATAAGACTTATAACAACCAACTAGAAGGCGAAAAGGCTTTAACTTTAAGATGTGCTATACCTTTATTAAATTCTATTAGGGATAACATTAATAGAAAGCTACAAACTGACTGGGGTTATACAGGACAAAACATTTATGTAGACTACGACGCTAGTATTTACGCTGAATTAGAATCTAATAAGAAGGAGCAAGTAGAATGGTTAAATAACGCTTGGTGGATAGCACCTAAACAAAAAATGGATTTAATGGGCTTAGAAGTTCCTGACTACATAGACGAAGCGGAATTAGAGAAACTTTATATCCCTACAAGCGTGCAACCGATTGATGAATTTCAGCCGTTAACAATACCTGAATAATGATTTGGCAAGACTATAAAAAGTTATACGCTAATGCTTTAAAAACCTATTCACCAAAGTTCAAAAAAGAACTGCAGAAACAAGTAGATACATACTGCGATACTTTAGACTTTGATGCAATAAGCGATAAATCCATTAAAACGACCATTAAGCAGCTTCACGTTGCAATGGGTACTCGTATGGCTAAGATTAGTCAAAAGGACGTTAAAACGTCTGTAAAGGGGCAAAGAATTGATTTTGAGGTAAAGAGTAAAGAAA